ATAAATAGAACATGGCTACTGTAACTATAAAAACAAATAGAACTTTCTCAGATTTAGATTTGAACTTCAAACTACATCCAGTCAAGAAAGATGTTAATATACTTCTCAATGAATTAGCAATTACTAATTCTATTAAAAATCTTGTATTGACAAATCACTACGAGAGACCATTTCAACCAGAGGTTGGAAGTAATATTCGTAGATTATTGTTTGATAATTTAGATGCAATAACAGCAGCAAACATAGAACGAGAACTTGAAGAAACAATAAACAACTTTGAACCTAGAGCAAAAATACATAAGGTAACAGCAATTGCTGCCCCTGACCAAAATGGATATAAATTGAAACTTGAATTTTTTGTATTAAACAATACAAGTCCTATCACAATAAACTTCTTTTTAGAGAGAGTTAGATAAACATGGCTTCAGATAGATTAAAAATAACGGAGCTAGACTTCGACACGATTAAGGCGAATTTACAAACCTACTTAAATGCACAAACAGCCTTTACTGATTACGACTTTACCGGTTCAGGATTATCAACACTTTTAGATATTTTAGCATATAATACACATTACAATGCTTATTATTTAAACATGGTTGCCAACGAAGCGTTTTTAGATACTTCATTATTAAGAGATTCTGCGGTATCACATGCTAAGACTTTAGGTTATACTCCATTTTCTACACGCTCTTCAGTTGCAACAATTAACTTCAGAGCTAATTCATCAACAGCTACTGCAGGCACATTAACATTACCTGCTGGGTTTTCATTCTTATCTGAACAGATAGACAACAAGGCTTATAACTTTATTGTATTGGATGATACAACTGTTACAAAAGCAGATAATTCATATCTAATAGAAGACCTTTCAATACACGAAGGGCAATATGTAACTTATATATTTACTCATAATTCTACAACTAATCCAAAATCAATATTTGTGTTACCTGATGGTAGCATAGATACAACAACTATTTCAGTTTCAGTACAACAATCAGCTTCTAATACATCAACAACTGTTTATAATAAAGTTACAGAAGTTTTAGATATTGGACCAGCATCAGAAGTTTTCTTCTTACAAGAAGAGAAGAATGGTAAATATGAAATTTACTTTGGTAATGGCGTAGTTGGTAAAGCGTTACCTGATGGCGCTGTTGTTAAAGCTAATTATGTTGTAACTAATGGAGCTGCAGTTAATAAAGCAAATAACTTTGTGGCTACTTCATCTGTCTCCGATTCATTGAGTGAATCATTAAATACCTTTGTAATATCTCCAATCAGTGCGGCTGCTGGTGGAGCAGAAAGAGAAACTGTTGATGCTATTAAATATTCAGCTGCTGCTCAATTCTCATCACAGAATCGATTAGTTTCATTTAAAGATTATGAATCATATATTACTAATAATTATCCAGACATATCATCTATATCAGTTTGGGGTGGAGAAGATAATGACCCACCAGTTTATGGTAAAGTATTTGTTTCATTAAAACCAAAAGCAAATTATTATATTTCAGAGACAGAAAAGGCAAGAATTATTAATGAAATAATTACTCCAAAAGCTATCGTTGCAGTCTCAGCTGAAATATTAGACCCAAAATTTCTATATCTAATGGTTGAAGCTGACATAGAATATACTGCTACAAAAACAACACTATCTGAAGATGCATTAAAATTATTAATTAGAAATGCAGTGGTTAATTATAAGAATGTTAATCTAGATAAATTTGATGCTAAGTTTATTAGGTCAAAACTAGAAACTGATATTGACAATGTTCAAAAAAATGCAATCGTTGGTTGTGAAACATTAGTTCGTGCTCAGAAGAGATTTGCTCCAACTGTTGGGTCTGCTTTAAGTTATGAAATTGATTTTGATATTCCTCTACAGCGTGGCACACTTACTAATCGTTTAACCTCAACAGAGTTTAATGTATTAGATTCTACTGCTACTACACGCTCAGTTATTCTAGAAGAAATAGCACAATCATTCTCAGGCGTTTCTTCAATTAGTATAACAAATCCTGGTACAGGATATACAACAACACCAACAGTAACAATTACTGGTGATGGTACAGGCGCTACCGCAGAAGCAGTTGTTGTTAATGGCGTAGTACAATCTATTTCAATAATAAATCGTGGTATTGATTACACAAGGTCAATTGTAACAATCACAGGTGGTGGTGGTTTTGGTGCTACAGGCACAGGAGTGATTGATGCAAAAACTGGATTATTAAGAACTATCTATTACGATGCTAATGCAGAAAGACAAATTGTAGATGCGACTGCTGGTGAAATTAATTACGAGACAGGTCGTATTAACATAAATGAAATTAATATTACTGCCGTATCATCTACTGATGATACAATAAGATTGACTATTGAATCAGAAGATAGTATTATAGAATCATCTAAAAATACAATTATTTCAATTGATACAAATGATGTAACATCGATTGTTACAACACTAACTAAAGCGACCTAATGGCACATCTGAACGACAAAACTTCTTTACTGGTTAACAGACAACTTCCCGAATTTGTTCGTGAAGACTATCCTCTATTCATTACTTTCCTTGAAGCTTATTATGAGTTTCTTGAAACTAAACAAGGCACTCAACTTAATGATTTAACAACTCAATCAAAATCATTACAAAATGTTAATGATGTTGACCATGCAATTGCACAATTTGAGTCTAGTTTCTTTAATTCGTTTGCAACTCTTTTACCTAGAGATATTAAAGTTGATAAAGAGTTTTTAATTAAAAATGTTTTACCTCTTTACCTTGCAAAGGGTAATGAAAAGTCATTTAAACTTCTCTTCAGAATGTTATTCAATGATGAAGTTGATATCGTTCTACCAAAAGATAATATATTAAAAGCATCAGATGGCAAATGGGTTATTGATAATGTTCTTAAAGTTGAAACTGATATAAGAAGCACTTATGTTGGCGATGGAACAACTAAAACATTTATCTTAGCACAAGAGGCTTCAGCTTCACAACTCACTGTTACTGTTAATGGCGTTGCACAAGTTAATGTTACTAATTTCTATATTCGTAAAGAAACTAAAAAAATAATATTCTCAACTGCACCGGCAGTTGGTGTAGAAGTTAAAGTTGTTTATCTCAACTTCGAGGCTTCTATATTAAATAATAGAAAAGTAACAGGTGTGCAATCAGGTGCAACAGCAATTATAGAGCGAGCTACAAAAAGAATTATTACAGATACATTCACTCTTGGTTTCCCTTATCAATTATTCATTAATAGTAAAACTCTGGTTGGCACATTTACTCAAGGTGAACAAGTTACAACAGATGTATTTGATGCTAATGGAAATTTGATTACAATTTCAGCTGATACATTTTCAATCGTAAATAAAATTAATATTATTACTGGCGGCTCATCATATAATGTTGGTGACCAAGTTCCAATTACAGGAGGTGGTGCAACTGTTGGTGCGAGTGCTACCGTTTCTGATGTTATTGAAGGGTATATTAATAGAGTTGATGTAACTAATGGAGGTGCCGGATTTGTTTCGGGTGGTGACATATATGTTTCTGGTATTGCACCTTTAATATTAGACCTTGCTATTGGTTCTGTAGACACATCGGGTGTAGCAAATTCAACATCTAACACATACACTGTTAGTAATGATATTATATCCACATATAGTTCCATATTAATAAATGCGGCTGATTATGGTTTTCCATCACCAGTAATTACTAATCAAAATGCAGCTACTTCTATTGTTGATGCATTAACAGAATTAACTTTATCTAATTTAGGACCAATTACAAATGTAGCTATTTTGTTTTCTAATACAGTAACTTCTGTATCTCCAACTTTAGTTCCTCAAGGCGCTTTATATTCTGCAGGCTCTTCTTCATTCAGTATTAAACCATTTAAATCAGTTGGAAAAATTAATATTACAGCTGCTGGTTCAGGTTATAAAGTTGGTGAAGAAATTGTATTTACAAATCCAGTAGGCACTGATGGTCAAGGTGCAGCTGCAGCTATTAAAGCAATTGGCGCTGGTGGAACAATCACACAGGTTGAAATACAACCATCTCGTATTGCTGGTACAGTAGCTATTTCAAATAATTCAGTTACAATGACTGGAACAGGAACTACATTTGGTACAGATGTTCGAGTTGGTGATAAAATAATTGTTCGAAATCAAACCAGAACTATTGCATCTATAGCTTCAGCCACTTCGGCTGCTGTAAATACTAATTTATTCTTTGAAGGTGGAAGTGCAATTTCTACTGAATCTGGAAGAAAAGTTGGAAGATATGGAGTTTATCCTTTAGGTGGACAATTTTACGATGCAACTAGTAAACCAACACTTACAATTACAACAACTGCAGGAAGTGGAGCTACATTAGTTACTTCTGCATTAATGAGTGATAATAGTTCAATGACACCATTTATTGGTACAGAGACACCAGGTGAAATTGTTGCAATTGATATAACTTCAGGTGGAACTGGTTACTCATTTATACCACAAGTTGTCTTAACTGGTTCTGGTAACGGACTTGCCACTGCTAATGCTGAAATTGAATCAGTTTTTTCATCATTCCCTGGTCGTTGGACAACATCAGATTCTATTATATCTTCTAGTGAAAGAAGATTAGCTGATGCTCGTTACTATACAGATTTTTCTTATGTAACATCTTCACTCACTGAATTTACAAAATACAAGAAAGTATTAAGAGACTTATTACATCCATCTGGATATAATCAATTTGCTGATTTGAATTTCAAAGCAAATATTGTTCCTCCAACAATAACATATTCAACTGCAACTCAAAAAACACTATCAGGTTTAGTGAATGTTGCAGCAACATCAGTATATGTACTTGGTAGTAATACTAAGTTTAATGTAGCAACATCATCAAGTATTATCTCAATCGGTGCTAAAATTGCAGTTAATAATGAAATTAGAATTATTAACGCTATTAATAGTAACACTAACCTATCGGTCACTGCCGCATTTACTAATTCAGCAAATGTACAGACCGTTATATTACAGACATAAATAGAATACAATGACCCAAATTACAAAGAAAAAAACAGGATATCAGAACGCTAAACTTTGGCGTGATTCTCAACAATCAGCGTCTACTACAGACCCGGTAATATATATCTTTATTGGTAATAGTGTACCATGGCCAAATGAATCATCACCACCTGCTTTAGTTGATACATTATTTGAAGAGAAGGCTACATGGGATAATATGTATGCAGCCAAGAAGATTACTGGTGGCGATGCTGAATTAGTTATTCCAAAAATTACTTGGGCAGCTAATAATAAATATATTCAATTTGATGACACTACGGATGCCAACACTCTAGTTTCAGCAAATACAACAAGAGGCGTTCAACCAATGTATATAATTACATCTGGTAGAAATGTCTATAAGTGTTTATCTAATAATACAACGACATTGGCTAACACTGCTAATTCATCAATAGAACCAACTGGTGATTATACAACATCTAATGGTAATATATCTACTGCTGATGGTTATTTGTGGAAGTATATGTTCAATGTTAAACCTTCAAATAAATTCTTAACTTCTAACTGGATTCCAACACCAACTTCAACAAGTCAATTAGATTATGGAGTAAATAATACCGGTGTGGTTGATGGAGAATTAACTACAGTAACTATGACTAATGGAGGTTCTGGTTATGTCGATAGTATTGTAACTGCTACTGCCTTTGTAACTGGTTGTACAAGAATTACTTTGGCAAATACAACAAACATATCTGCAAATATGACCGTGTCAGGAACTGGCATTTTCACAGGAGCAACTATCAAAGGAATTACTGTTGCCAATAATACAATATTACTTTCAACCGGCGCCACAGCAAACGGTGGTGCATCAGGAAATAATATAACAGTATCAACTAGAGTTTCTATCGATGGCGATGGAGTCGGTGCTGTTGCTAGTCCTACATTAGCTAGTGGCGCTATAACCAAAATAACAGTATCAACTATTGGTACTGGATATTCAACTGCAAACGCAGCTATATACGGTTCAGGCTCATCTGCAACTGCTCGTGTTATAATTGGTCCAAAATATGGCCATGCATATAATCCTGGTAATGAGTTATGTGCAGGAAATGTAATGAACACAATTAGACTTGGAGAAGTAGATTCAACAGAAGGTGGGTTAATTTCACCAACTACTTCATTTAGGCAGGTTGGTTTATTGATTAATCCGCATAAATACAGCAATACATCGGCAGTTAGCCATACAACTGCAAATTCAGTTATAAAACAAGCAACAACAATGACGGTGATTGCTGGCACAGCATATACTATCAATGAATATGTTTATCAGGGTAGTTCAGCTGCTACTGCAACATTTTTTGGTTATTTAAATTATCAAACATCAAATGAATTATGGCTTACGAGGGTTAAAGGTAAATTAACAGTTGGTCTTCCTTTAATAGGTGCTACCTCGGGAAGTTCAAGAACAGTAATTACTAGTGTTAATCCAGAATTTCAACCATATTCTGGCGATATTGTTTATACAGAAAACGCTGTCAAAACAGACCGAACAGACGGTCAGGCAGAAAATATTAAATTAGTTATACGATTTTAACAGAGGAACTTGAATAGATGACAATTAGTACGAATTTTAATGTAAGCCCTTACTTTGATGACTTCAGTGAGGATAAAAAGTTTCTTCGAATGTTGTTCAAACCTGGATATGCTGTTCAGGCTCGTGAATTAACTCAATC